CAATCCGATTTCTCGGTCGATAGCTTTAACATAGCGACTGTAGAGATTAACGTCCACTTCGAATATCTCAACGATTCGTTGCAACTCTTTCAAAAGTTGCTCGCAGTTTACTATGGCTGTATTCTGATAATCTCTTCTTTTCTCATATTCATGCAGCGTAGTCGGATAGATAGAATTTGCTGCTCGAACATTACTGGTCAGCATAGAAGCCAACTGGTCAATGCGATTTTTGTAGTTCAGCATCAAATATCTATACCTTGAAAAATCTTCTTTCGCATCCTTTCCGTGAGCATATCTTACTCGGACAAGCTGATCCAAGTCTTTTACTCCGAAACTACGCTGCATAAGGTCAATTAACATATCGTGTAATTCGATGGAATATGTAATTGCTTCGAATTTAGATTCAGTCCGATCACTCACAAGAACACTCATGCATAATCCTTGTCTGTGATCTCTTTGAATTCTTCTTCCGTAATCCAGTTCTTTTTCACTGCATTCCGAACCCGTACTTCATTCCACATACCCAAATTGTAGTACCGCTTTACTTTATCGTAATTTTTGCTATGTTCTGCCATTTCTATGATCCTCCCTTACAGTTCAATTTCGGACATCATGGCAACATATTCGATATCCGACTGCATCTTGATAAATGCCAGCTCAGTTTCGGGAATATCCCGAAGTACAAACCAGTATGACGAACCTACTTTGGAAATCTGAACCAGTTCCATATTAGTATGGATTTCATCCTTCTCGCCGTCGTTAATCGTTACAGTCGGAAGATTGCCGTCAAAGACCGACTCTTCAATTTCAGTTGAAGAAATAAAATTATTTCCATTCAACTTCAAATCGTTAATGACTGTACCATCGGTCAGAGTAATTTTATAAATCTTATCACCCATTTTGATTCTCGCCTTTCTTTAGATTTTTTCTCTTTATAACACAAATAGTTGTCACCTGTGTACGGTTTTTTCACGGGGCACAAGGCCCCTGGATTCAGACTAACCAATAGCGAAGACCGGACGAACTCCATAAGAGCTCGAAGCGTTGAGGTAGCCCGCAGTGCCATAGGAGTTCACCGCAGCGAAATGAGCCGAAGAAACGACATCTCTGAGCCAGAAAGTCTGTCTGTTCGAAATCAGTTTCGGGACTACTGTAAACAAAGCAAGCTGTGTCTTTCCAGTCGTATAACGATTTACAATCGTTGTCCCATCTCCTGCCGGTGTAAACACTAAGCTTCCGTACATCATAATCTCATTCGGAAGTTCCAAAGTAGAATCAAACCATGCTCCCGCAGAAGGATAACCATTTGAGACCGCATTTGTCAGATATTCGCGGTGAGTAAGAATTAAGCTTCCAAACGCGCTTGCTGCCAACGTCTTTGCCTGTGCCAGATTTTCAGTGTACATTTTAGAACCAACGTACCCGCCGGTTGTGATGTTTGTCTCGTTCATCGGTGCATTATAAAGCGGCTTGTCCGGCATGATAACCAGATGAGGGGTAGTGAATGCCGTATCGCCACAGTTATACCAGTAATCGAAGTCCACGATTCTCCAAGTATAACTGCCAATGGTCCAGTAATCACCAAGGAAGAAACCTTTAAAAGTCCCATTCTTAATATTTGCTTTCTGCTCTTCTGTAACAACAGCACCAAGATTCTTCCCTCTGTAAATCATCCGACGCTGTTCCTTCGGAATGAAAGCGTCCAGAATCGCAAAGAGTGAATCGTCTGCACCAATGGCTTTGTTGCCCTCAGCCGTTCCGATCAGCAGTTTGTCATCTGCCGTCAAAGTGTTGATCTGAGTAAGCTCCGACAAATTGACTCCGGAAATAAAGTCCTGAGAACTGAGAAGCTTAACCAAAGCCTTTGCGAGATCGCTTACAAGGATGGTTTTTGTCCCATTGTTGCCATCGATCAATACAATATTGCTCGAATCCAACGTTTGGACTTTCTCGTAATCCGTAATTTTCATTTTTGACATGTCCTCCTTTTACTTAATACAAAAAATAACGCGGCCATCGATAGGCTGTCCATTGCTATCCAGAATCAAGGAGCTGGAATATGCACGAGCCACAATCGGGTCCACGTTACTGTCGATAATAGTTCCTTCGGATGAATCGAGAAGATTGTCGTAATTCTCGTATCCATTGTCATAAAGCTTGTTGTACACGGTAAATTCCGTCCGAATTCCATCTACAATTTCTTCCAGAACCTTCGTCCTTTCCTGCAACTCCAATATCTGGTTTGCCAGGTTCGCTTCCACATCTTCCGAAAGAGTATCCTTCAACTGCTGGAACCACTCATCAAACAATGCCTGAGCGTTTTCTCTCCACGCAGCCATTTCAGATGTATTGTCATTCGTGTACTCGTTAAACCAGGACGCCCACAACTGTTTCCAATAGGTGTTTGTCTCCTGCATATCCGCCGTCTGAGAAGCATACCAGTCATCCCACTGTTTTTCCCATTCCAGATAAGATTGCTGGATTTCTTCCGTCTGGGCGTTAAACCATGTTGTCCACTGCTCTTTCCAGAAAGCATTTGTGGCATCCATATCAGAGGTCTCTTTTTCATAGAAAGCATCCCACTGATCTTTCCACTGTGCAACCAGAGCATCGATAGACATCATCTCCAATGGAGCCGTTACAAATGGACACTCTGATGTTCCAACCGCATTGGTAATATCTGCCTGACGAATGGACGTAACGCCAGAATTTACCCGAATATATGCCAATGGATACTGCCATCTGTCGTTTGTGCTGATCATCGTCGGTTTCACCGGATTGGTAGCTGGTGTGCCTTTGATGATTTTAATTGCGTTTGCGCGAACCGATTCCCTTGAATCCACTTCCAAAACAACCGCATCAATTCGATTCAGAATCACTTCTGACTGCGGCACTGTCAGTGGAAGTAAGGCGTCATTTAGTGTCCAAGTATGATTGAACCATGCTCGACCGATTCCGACATTCACCATCATGCCAGTAGATGCATTCACCATCATAGCAGTCCCGACATGCTGCAAAATGCCGTCACGAATGATCCCATCAAAAATACTGGACATTTGAATTGCATCGTATCGTCTATCTTGGTTCTTTGAATTGTAGAATCCATAAGTGACACTCATTTTTCTTCACCCCTTTCCTGCTATTCTACGGTAACGAATGTCGGATACGAATCGAGTCCTTCTTTGCTCTGGGAGCGAATGAATTCTGTGACACGGGCTTTTCCTTCGATCCCGTATTCGTTCACAATCTGTATCATATCTCCCAGGAAAAAGTCTTCTCCATATCGGTACATCCTCGTTGTTTCAACCTTACCTTCAAAGGATTTGGTTGCGATGTTCTCAGCCAGATTTTCCAAACCTCTTTGAGAAAGCTGTGCGTTATACTCGGCGTCTGTCAACGTTTCATTATCCACGGTCGAAGAAACATCCCTGGCATCCGTGTAAAGTTCTCTTCGATTTAAACCTGTTCCGGCACCAGACGCACAAGCTACGGTTGTAGTCCTCCGATCGGCTCCCTCCCCCTCTCCGGCAACCAAAGTAACTGTTTTCAAAGTCTTCTTTGATTCCAGATAGTTAGTATTGATTACATTTTCAAATTTGGGAGAAAAGATAACATATGGATTCGTAAACTGATCATAAGAACGGTCTGCACCAGCATAGAGTTTAAAGACAAACTTGTTATCATCGGACAGCTTGATTCGGAAACCGACATTTTTGGAATCGCATAGTTTTTTAATGGCGTCATACAGATTGTCTCCGGTAAACTGCGCATCTACCGTCAGTCCGGTAATCGCCGGGTCTGTGGATGCCTCAAATATCAGTCCCTCTATCTTTCGGGAAGCATCGGAAGGATTGATGATATTTTCATCCAGCAGCTTTTTGATTCCATTTTGAAAGTTTCCGCTGAGAATTGTTTGCTTCCAAATAATACGGCGCTCCAGAATAGATTCCAACGACCTTCCAGTTACCGTGAAGTGGTTTCCGTTTTCAGCATCAGATTCAATCTTTCTATCCTCGACAATCATAGTCTGGTCAGATTCTTTCAGCCAGAGATAATAGTCGTCTTTCAGGATTTCAAGAACAGAATCATTGATACTTGTATATACCTCGAAATCTCCATAGGCGGAATACCGCTCCGTCCATATCAGAGACTCAAAGGTATCAAGCACAGAAAGCATTTTCAGAGAAGTGTCCAGAACAATCAATTCCATAACTATACCCCCTCAAACGCTGTTCTGTTTTCAATCTTAAACTGCACATTGGTTGTTCCTTCTTCTACCACATAAGCGAAAATATTATCACCTTTAGAAAGCTGAAACCAGTCAGAATCTTTATCAAGGCAGTTTAAAATATTGGTGTAGATACCGTTTCGGAGAAGCGTAATTGATTTATCCCCTTTAATGGTGGAGATGATGATTTCATCGCCGGCAACCATTCCGGAACCCGTTAGCTGCTCCAATTTATCAGTATCAATACGCATTACCTCTCTCGTTCCGGTATTGTAAATCGTAATATTTTTCACGTTTCCGATCGCATGGATGGTAATTACAACCCCAATCTCAGCATCGCCAGAATAATAAACTGTCTGCTCGGTTTCGTTCTTGATCTCGCCGAATTCAATCAGAGATTCAGTCAAAGATTCATTGGAAAAAGCAAACTCAAACAGAGGTTCTACCCCATAGAAAATCGTTGTGTTGGTTCCATCCGGACCAGCAGAATAAAAATAAGGATCGGGACACACGATGGAAATCTGCGTTGTCTCGTCACTGCTGAAAATATCCGGCTCATTCGATTCCACATAGCCATAGGTCTCACAAATACGATTATCCGTCTCAATGAGAAGTGTTACTCTCTTCTTTATCGGAAAATATTTGTAGGAGTCATGTCTAGTGTCTTCGATCTGCGGATTAAACATCAATTTCAAAGACATGACAATATTTCTGGAATTTACTCTTGCTGAATTATATAGTGAACCGTCATTTGTAGAGATTTCTGTCGTGTTAATATCTGCTTTGCTCGGCCCCAATCCACTGATAGATTGAACAGCGAACCCGGATTCCTCCGGGAACGCTAATTCAAATCTCTTTGATTCGCCCAAATAATTAGTTACAGTTACCGCTCTAATCATGTGTTATCCACCAGCCCTTTCATCGCCGAAAATTGATTCTTTGTCTGCCGATAAATATCAATTCTCGACAGAGCCTTAGGCGAATAATTGTTTTGCGTGAATTGATAGGTATTTCCAGTAGGAGAACTTTCTCCATTTTGAACTTCCATCTCGGAAACCCGATCATTCATTCCAGTGCTGACGGACAATGCCTGATTTCTGCTAAACAGAGTATTCAGCCTTCCAGTCCCTGCTTCCACAGCAGACAGATCAAGAACCGGTCGAATAGTAGGCTGGACATCCATATCCGCGTCCACATAATCTGCAATTCTGGAAATGATGTCATTCAGTCCGTCAATAGAGGATCTGGCAATTTCCCGTCCAGCTTTTCCAGCCTTGGAGACATTGTCAATCAACGCATTTATGAAGCCGACTCCCGCAAAGTTACCGATTCCATAGAAGCGTTTAGAAGGGGAATGCTCATCCAATTCATCTTCTGCCGCTTCTGCGGCTGCTGCTGCCATGGCTCTCGCTTTTGCTTCTGCTTTCCAAGTATTTTCACTGATACCATCACAGAAACCGTCAACCAGATATGAACCAGCAGATTTGAACTGGCTATAATAATCTTTGATAGCAGTTATGGAACCACTCAACGTGGTTGTAAATGCGGTTCGGAGTTCACTATCCTTGCTTCTCACACCAGCAATAAACTTAACCATGCACTCTCTACCCGTCGAAGTAAATTCTGCATACTTATTTTTAATTACAGTGAGACAAGCACTGATAATGGTTGTGAATGCCATCCGCGCACTGCTGTCCTGTGATCTGACACCAGCAATCAGCTTCACCATGGTCTGGGTTCCGGTCGATGTAAATTCCCCATACTTATTTCGTATTGCAGTCAAACAACCGCTAACGATATTGGTAAAGGTTGTTCTGGAAGGACTATCCTGAGATCGTACTCCGGCTATAAACTTAACCATAAGTGTGGAACCACTGGTCTGGAACTCGCCCTGTTTTCCATTGATAGCTGTCAATACAGCCTGAACCAGCGTGGTGAACGTTGTTGTCAGTTCGGATTTCTTTGCATTTGCTCCATTGATGAAGGATGACAACATACTCGAAGCCGCAGCCGTTACTTTCGATTCTGCATTATTGAACGCATTGATAAATCCGGTCACACCAGTTTCACCAAGTGTTGTCAATGCGGAACTGAAAGAAGTCATACCGCTTGTATCCAGACCAACCATCCCATTTGCCATACTTACAAGCCGATTTGTCTGGGTAATTACTCCGGACAGCAATGTCGTATCAATACCGCTGATGCTGTTGTAATAATTGCTGAAATGAGCTCCGAACGAAGCCATATCGCTGCCGAAGCTGGCAAGTGTCATATCATCAGAGAACCATCCACCTTCTTTGGGAAGACTTTTCTGAAGCTCAACAATCGATGTCGCAGCATTGGTCGTGGTAGTAACGATATTCGCATCCACATCCTTCATATAGTCAGAATATTGCGCGAAGCTCTTACCAAAGGAAACCAGACTTGTACCAAAGGATGCAATATCGTTGTCTCCGGTAAACCAACTTACCAATCCACCCGTATTTGGCAACGTATTCGCCAGCTCAACTACCGCTTTGCCAGCCGTTGCCGAATTCGTAACCGCCTCCACATCGATGCCTGCAATTGCGTCAGAGTAGGATTTCATCGCTCTACCGAACGGCACCAGCTTCTCCCCGAACGTATCCATGTCGTTCTCTCCAGTAAAGAAACCAACGACACCACCACTGTTTGGTACAGTATTTGCCAATTCGATCAAAGCTTTTCCCGCTGTAGCAGATTCCACGATCACATTCGCATCCAGACCCTTTACAGCCTGAGAGAATAGCATCATTGCTTCACCAAACGGCACAAGCTGCTCGCCAAAAGCGTCCATATCATTTTCACCAGCAAAGAATCCTACCACGCCTCCGGAATTCGGAATTGTGGTCGCCATTTCAGCCATAGCCTTTCCTGCGGTAGCAGCATTCGTTACGGTGTCAGCATCCAGTCCTCTTACGGCATTTGCAAAGCCCATCATCGCCTCGCCAAACGGAATAAGCTGAGCTCCGAATGCGCTCATATCATTTTCGCCTGTGAAGAATCCGATAACCCCTCCAGAATTCGGAAGAGTTGCCGCCATCTCCGCAAGCGTCCTTCCGGCAGTAGCCGCATTTGCCACCAATTCCCCGTCCATACCGGCAATAGCAATGGAGAAATCCCGCATTGCTTCACCGAAGGGAACGAGTTGGGTAGCAAAATCGCTCAGGGAAGATCCTCCTGTAAGCCAGGAAGTCAATCCGTTCAGAATATCGGCTGCTGTCAGGATAAGGATGGTTTCCGCCAATGCTTTCACACCGTCCAGCATAGAAGGATTAAGCTGTGTAGCGCCTTCGATAAATGGCTGCACATTCGTCATAAATGCAGAAAGGTCTGCGCCAATTTGAGGGAACTGACTGGAGACTCCGGACATGAAGCCGCCAACAATGCCACCGACAAATTTGCCAATCGCAGTACCAATTCCCTGAAGAAGATTTCCGCCCTCACCGATAAGCCATTCCAACCCAGGAATCTGAGCCAGAGCGCCGACAGCCGCCAGAACCAATGCCAACTCCGCAATGACCGCACCCATTCCGAGAACACCAACCATAGCCCCCGGTACCAAGGAAGCAACAGCACTGAGAGCAAGCATAATTGCTGAGAGCAAACCAATTCCAGCGATTCCTTTGATGAGTACATTCACATCAATACTACTCAAGGCGTCGATTACCCCGTCAAAGAAAGCCATCAGTAACTCTACGCCAGCTTTAATCAATTCCGGTAGTTTCGTTGTGATAGCCTGAATAATCCCAATCAGAATATCGAATAACTGCTCCACGATGGTCGGTGTATGTTCGACCAGAGCCGAAAGGACACTGTCGATCAGGACAAATAATCCGTCCACGACCGCTGGCACAGCCGTAACCAAAGCCTCGACTGCGGCAAGAACCAATACGGTAAATGCCTCAGCAATAGCTGGCCCGCCATTTGCAATTACTCCAGCAAGAGAAAGGATTCCTTCCCCGATAGATTCGAACAACAATGGTATCAGACTGAGAATACTGGATACTGCCACTACCAAAGACGCTGCTCCCGCCGCTCCAGATACTGCCAGAGCAGAAAGTCCAGTGGAAAATGCGAGAATACCAGCACCTGCGGCCAGACATCCTACTCCCAACACAGCAATTGCGGCCGAAAGTCCTAAAATAGCTGGGGTCAATGGCCCTAATGCCACTCCTGCGACACCGAGAACAGTAAAAGAACCCGCCAGTGCCACCAGTCCTTTAGCGATGCTCTCCCAGGACATATTTCCCAGTGACTTGAGAACCGGAGTGAATATCGCTAACGCAGCGGACACCGTAAGAACAGCTGCTGCGCCCGGAAGTGCAGTCTTCATCGCATTAAGCGCCACAACAAGAATGGTCATGGAACCTGCAAGGGTTACTAATCCTCTGGCAATTTCATCCCAGGACATTCCACCCATATTTCGAACTGCTTCGCCAATAATGAGTAATGCCGCACCGACCTCTACCATTCCAGTCGCTTTCGATATCATTCCATTCGGAAGAAGATTCATTGCAACTGTCACGGCCGCCAGAGAACCAGCCATTGTGGTAAGACCTCGTCCAATCTCTCCCCAGGACAAGTCCCCCATCTTTTCTACAGCTTCGGCAAACACGAGCATGGCTGCTCCAAGAATCGTCATCGCTGTAGCGGTGGAAATTACATGTTTTGCGTTTGCTGTCACTTTGGTGAATACCGCCAGCTCGGTAAGAACCACTGCAACCGCAGATAGTCCTTGAATCAGTTTTGAAACGTCCAGATTTCCAAACGCTCCAACTGCATCCGCCAGAATGTTGATGGACGCTGCAAGAAGGACCAAACCTGTTCCTTTCAGAACACCCATTCCATCCAAATCTGTAGCCCTCAGGAACAATGCCAGTTCTGTGCAAAGAACGCCGACTCCGATTAGACCTTTAGCCAAAGATCCCGCATCCAATTCGCCCAAATCTTCAACTGCTCCTACAAGAACTCGGATCGCTGCTGCAAATACTACCAAACCGGCAGAACCTTTTATCAGCCCCTTCGATGTTTTGGAAAGCGCTGTGGCGGACGCTACCAGAATAGCAGATAACCCGGCAACACCGACCAATCCTTTAAGAAGCTCATCCCAATCCAGACCGGATAATTTCTGAACTGCTCCCGCAAGAATAAGAACGGCGGTGGACATTCCAATCATCGCAATGGTCAACTGTCCCATTCCTTTGATTGCTGCCCCGTTCATGATCTTTTCAAAGATGGCCATTGAACCAAGCAGTTCAACGAACAGAACACTCAAAGCTCCCAAAGACGCATTTAGCTTCTCGGAATCAACTAAAGACAATGCAACAATCGCTGCGGTCAGGATTGCCATAGCGCCGGCAATTTTCAGAAGAGTTCCAGCTTTCAGATTTGACTGCCATGCTTCAAGACTCCCCTTAACTCCATCCAAAATATCTTTGAACGAACCAAGAATTCCACCACCGTTTTCCGTGATTTCTGATAGAGAATCGATGAACTTCTTCACTCCAATCAGAATTGCAGAAAACAATCCGGTATTGATTAAGTCTAAAATCGGGTCAAAACTCGCGGTATCAAATGCTGTGAGAATTGCTTCCCCAAGGTTCCCAAACGCATTTGCGACAATGGAACCGAGCTTCGATAGAACTGGAGCCGCCTTCTCGACAATCCCAATAATGCCCTCGAACGCCTTCTTTACCAGTTCTCCCAATTTTACAAACGGTTCAAATCGGGTCTGTACCTTATCCGCAAAATTATCAAGACCGCTGGTATCAACATTCGCAAACTCGCCGAAAGCATCAACAACTGTTTTTACAAAAGTCTTTACTCCATCTGCAATTGGTTTCAGGAAATTCCCGATTCCTTCGATAGCTTTATTAAAGGCATCGGAAGATTTAATGGCTTCATCGATACCAACAATGAAATCTCCAATACTGGCTGTAAACCCAAGAATCCCATCTCCGGCCGGAGCCACATATCCGATCAAATCGGCAAATCCACCAACCAGTGCTTTGACACCCTGAAGCCCGATATCAAATAAAGCGAATACCCCTTTGAATGTTCTCTTCAGGTTATTCGCTGTTTCTTCACCTATTTTGAATTTTTCTGTGAGTTCCTGCAATCCGACGGTGAGATTGTAAAGTTGCTCTCCTGTCATCGGTGGAAAGACTTCCTTAAACGCCTCTCGGATAGGCTTTATTACTCCTGCCAAACCTTCAAAGGCGTTTCTTACCGATTCGATCAAGGCGGTTCGACCGCCAAGGTCTTTCCAGTCCTGCAACATCTTGTTTCTTGCTTCGGCAGAAGCATTTACCATGTTGCCAAGAGAATTGCTGACCTCGGTTAAAAGTTCTTTTGCTTCTTCGAAGTCACCAATAATAATCTCCCAGCTTTGCGTCCAGCCAGATTGAACTGATTCTTTCAGAGTGTCCCATAACTGCGTGAATGTCTTTACCTTAGTGGCTGCGTCCAATGCTGTTTGAGCCAGTTCTGTAATCTCTTTAGCCTGTTCTTCGGTATATCCCTGTGCAATGAGGTCCGCCTCCGAATAAGCCCCGGACAACTGCGTCAAAGTTTCGGTCAGAACCTCGGTTGTCAGCCATCCGCCTTCGGTTAGAGATGCTCGGAATGAACCGTACTTCTCAATCATGGCGTCCATATTCACGCCAAAGTGTTCGGCCGTTCTCTTTAAAGCATCCTGGAATAGCTGACCGCCCATTCCCGCATTCACAACGGAGTTCCAGTCCTGCAAACTAACCTTACCTGCTGCAATCGCCTGCGAAAGCTGATACATAGCGGTACTGGCCTGATAAGCGTTAGAACCTGAAGCAGCCGCTAAGTTTGCAATACCTTTGATCGAGGTTACTGATTTATCCAAATCAACGCCGGCCGCTGTGAAAGTACCAATATTACGGGTCATTTCCGTAAAATTGTAAATCGTCTGGTCGGCATATTTGTTCAGCTCATCAAGAGCCGCATTTACCTGATCAATCGTTGTCCCTTTACTCTGCGTATTGGCAAGAATAGTCTGAACCGCATTGATTTGTGTTTCGTACTCCTGAAATCCCGTCTTAATCGGATCGATCGTCAGTGCAGAAACAATATTTTTACCAGCATTTAACGCTGAATTTGTGATGTTTGCCAGAGCCGTAACTGCCATGACTTCCAACGCTGAGAACCGCATCTTTACCGTCTCAACTGCGTTGGAAAGCGGAGTCATGTTGCAGTTTTTTGCTGCGGCATTCACATCTTCCAATCCTTTGGAGGCACCTTTGAGATTTAAGCTTTTTTCGAGCTTTTCAATTGTCGATATACTGGTCTGAACATTCTGCTCAAACTGCTTGTTATCGAATCGCATTTCAACGACTCTTTCGTCAATTGTCGTACTCATAGCTTAGTAACCTCCTTCCATGCGTTATTTGCGATTTTGTCAAAAATAGGCTGGATAGCAGGATTGATATAATCTCGCCCCTGTACCCAGCCGCCGTTTCGAGTCCCATGTCCGTACTGCAAAATAACAGCAATTGGAACTCCATTTTGAACATTTGAATTATGGAATGAAATCGTAACTGAACCTTTTCGATTCTCGATTTCGTAATACCAGGAATTCGCCGTTTCCCCAGAATCTACCGGTGTTGCAGACGCAAGGGCGGCTACTCCCTCTTTACCAAACTTATCCAGGTCTCCAATATGAACCGCTTCTTTTGCTCTTTCCAGAAAGCGGGTCAACTTGGAGAAGTCACCCTTTTGTCTGAAACTTATCATGGTATGTCCTCTTTAAATCCGAGTTGCATAATCCAGGGAAATCCATCCGGCACCGGATTTCAGCTTACCCCATCCAGCATCGGAACCGGCACCGCTCTTAACTTCGACAATGGTATATACGCCTTTCGGACAAAAACCATTGTTTCCGTAATTCGTTCCAGGGCCTTTGCGGATATACAAATCGGGAATGTCTACCTGAACCAGAAAATTACTTGAAGGTTTTTCTTCTGATTCGCCGGAAGCCGCACCTTTATAGGTACAATAAGCCTCATGAACACTGATCCATCCGGCACCGGATTTCAGCTTACCCCAGTAACCGTTCTGAATTTCGGTAATCGTATAAGTACCCCGGTCAGTAATCATTCCATTGATTCCATAATTTGTCCCGGGGCCTTTTCGAATGTTCAGATCGCCGACATCAACCTTATACAGACCTGTTTTGTAAGTTTTGGAGGTACTGTCCGTCGTACTTCCGCCAAGCTGAGATGTTACTCGATTCGCAAGGTCTCCCAGCCTGGAATACAGCCAATCCCCAGGACAGGCTTTATTAGCAAACCATCGATGAACCGTGAGGATCATCTCGTTCGACTTCGGACTGTAATTCAGAGATTTATCTTTGTCGCCAAACCAGATTAGTTTTGACTTGCCATTTCTCTGGCAGATATCAACACACAAAGCCACCAGCTTCTCATATACTGCACTTGTCATGGCATATGGATCGGTCATATCACTGGCGCACTCAATTGTCACAGCCCGCTGGTCATTTGCGTTACTGGAAGAACACCAGCTTCTGTTTGCTTCGTCTACACACAGAACAACTCGTCCATCAGTCCCGATTCCATAATTACAGGACGCTTCTCTACTGGGACTGGTAAAGCAGCCGCCAATAGATTCTGCCGAAAGCTGTCCAACTACACAATGCGGAGTGATTCGGTCAATCGAATGTGTCCTAGCTCCGCTGTGGTTTGGACTTTTTACCGTACAATTCACCAAGCTGCTATTACTCATAGTAATCACCCTTTCGTGTTCCATTTCTTTCTTCGAGCCGCGTTCAATGCCGCATTCCGCTTCATAATTTCCCTGCGGCTATGCTTCTTCGGCGGCCTGCTTTTCACATCGCATACTCTTATCAGAGTGAACAATTTATTGAGATGCCACTTCTGGCATTCAAACGGAATGTTCAAAGCTATCATCCAGTAATAAATGAGTTCCGCCGTAATCTGCTCTCTGCTACCCTGTGTTTTTTTCTCTTCGAAAAACCGGGTGGCAGTCATAGGAAGTGCGATATACTTATTTACCTCATTGATATTGCTGTTTGTCAGATAGTTATAAACTTCCGGATTTACATTCTGCGTAAGAGTCATGCATTTTACATAATCTATAGTTTCTTCCAAAGTTTTTTCCTGCTTTGTCAGAAACGGCTTATTCCATCTCGATTCCCATTTTGAAAGAGAAACAAGAGAATGCTCCAATTGCAAGGTCTGAGCCTTTGTGTAAACAAACTCTTGCTTCACCTCATCCCAGAATTCTGTGGATGGTATTGTGATTCGGAGCATCTCTTACATCTCCTTTAACTCTGAGCGTTTGCTGCGATTGCAGGAGTCGTTGCAGAATTACCAACATTCATCACTGCGTTCACAAAGTCTGCTGCTGCCTTGTCATTTGTAACCAGTTCCTCGAAGAGAACCTCGTAAGCAGGGGATTCCATAAAGGATCTGGAAATCTCTTCGGACTTCATAAAGCGACGGCCATCCTCACTCTTGACACCGTAAGCCTTCTTAATAAGGTCCTCAAAGAACTCCATAATCTGGCCGCCATCGGCACCGGCGCCAATGCTTTTGAGCTGCACGTCATAGCCGCCCTTAACACTTGTCTGCATCTTTACAATTTCCGGCTTTGACAGGTGAAAATAGAAATCCTCTTTTCTTTCAACGCCATTCAGATCGATATAGGGAATAGTTTTCTTAAGCATAATTTTTTCTCCTTTCAAATAAAAAGAAGCCCCGCACATTGAATACGAGGCTTCCTATACATTTACATTATTCTGTTTCCAAGGTAAGTCCGGAAAGACCATAAGTCTTAGTGACACTTTCCTCGTTGTGTGTGGTAGTCACCTTAATGCTCTGAGTATCCTTATTCTTGATAAGAAGTACGATGTTCATGTCGTCATCGAGAGTAACCGGTCCTTTGGTACCGCCTACAAGTTCAACAACCGTTTCAGCTTCAGCCGGCTCAGCTTCAATCTTGAGAGCCAGATAATTGCCTGACTGTTCTGAAACATTACTGCTGAAATCAACATAACCATCGACATACTTCAGAGTGCCTGTCACCTCATCATCGGAGACAACCACATCACTCTGTAATTCATTTACTGTTTTTCCGAATAAAACAGCCTCTCCGTCTTCAGGCTTAACAGAAAGGCTCATTAAGGGAGGTCTTCAGCAGCCAGAAGCTCAATCACTTCATCAGGAAACGGCAGTCTGGGATCAACGCCATCATTACCCTCTGGAGTAGTCGGGTCTTTACCATACAGGATTTCTTCCAGAGCTGCCAGCTTCTTCGCATCAATCTTAGTAGAATCCAGTGTAAGGATTGCGGTAGGTTTCAGCTTCTTACCATCGATTATCTTCGCAATCTCCGCCGGAGTCGTGCTGAATTCCCAGGACAGAGCGATTGCCTCCGGGCTGTCATTCACAGTGGTATAGCCTTTCTCAGAAACAGAGGCAAGGCAATTATAAACAAGATGCAGCTTATAACCATAGTCATTGGAATCTACATCATTGCCAAGAATAGTGCGATAAGAAAGTCCAAACTGCTTCCTGCTCTGCTGGCCTGCAAAGACACCAGGAGCGACTTCAACGGAACCGTCACACTCCGCAAATTCATTCGGAGAAGTATAAGCCTCAATCGTTCCGCCGAAATCCTCTGCGGACATCAGGTTCAGATACTTGATGTTATCCGCATAGATCGGGGAGGGCTCCGCCCCGGAAGGGCTCTCTGTCACCGCGCTCAGACCGTTCCAAGCAACACCTTTGTTATACTGTCCACCAGTCTGAATCGGGTAGAGAACACCATGATCAACACCAGTTTCGTAGAGGCGTTCCCCAACTTTATCCCAAATAAGCTTACTCATTGAATTATTCCTCCAATCTTAGAAATACACATTAAAAATGTAGTGATTCAGGTTATCTTTTTTGAAATGCCGGTCAAACCGGCTCATCGGTAAATTCGTTACTTTCTGCACCAAGGATGTATCCGGATCTTTATCAATAACGGTAACGGCATATCTTCGATTAGATAAATATACCCCGTCGTTTGCATATGTCTTGTCTACATCATCAAGGCTATATACAATAGCGGGGTAATTCATCTTAATAGATTCCGGAGGCTGAAAATAACATCGGCACTGTTCACCTTCTATCGGGCAAGATAAAATCTCGCACAACAGTTTATGAAACAGGATTCGTCGATCAGTCATTATACACACCTCCTACCGTCAGAATCAGACGCGGATACTGTACTTCAACACTGGAAATCTTCCACTTCGCTCCCATGAACTCGACATACCGCATTGCGTGAAAATTCTGATAAGCAAAAGGATCGGCCACGATGCTAATCTCATTGGAAATGTTGATATCGTCATTGAGTTTATCGGAAGTCTGATACCGACTGGTATTCCGAATCAAATCTCCGAAATACTCTCGCTCAGTGATTTCTCCATCCCAAACACCAGGACGAACATCCTTTGATACTGCATAGCCGATTTTCCCAAAAAACTTTGCCATTTTGAATTTTCTCCTTTACTCGGTCTCCAAAGTCAATCCGGTAAGCCCATAAGTCTTGGTAGCGGAATCTTCCCCATCGTTCACCGTCACCTTGATGCTCTGAGTATCCTTATTCTTGATAAGGAGTACGATGTTCATGTCTTCATTGAGCGTAACCGGTCCTTTGGTACCGCCAACAAGCTCAACGGTCACAATTGCATCCTCGGAATCAGCATCAACTTTCAAAGCAAGATAGTTTCCTTCCTGCTCAGAAGTATTGCTGCTGAATCCCGTGTATCCGGTAACATGCTTCAATGTACCGGTAATCTCGGACTCCCCGACAACAACATTCTCCTGTAACGAATCTACTGTTTTCCCGAACAGATTGGCTCCCCCATCTTCGGGACTAACGGAGAAGCCGATTAAGGGTTTTCCGTTACATCCTCTTCGATCGCAATGGCAGAGTACACTCTGGTCAGAGCACCGGAGCATCTGGTCTCCAGAAGGGACTTCTCCTGGTTAAAGTCGATATCGAACTGCGTAAAGTGGGTGACTTCTCCGCCCTTCGTAGCGCCCAGAGAGTAGTCATTCAGATTCGTGATGATAGCGAGCAGCTTCTTGGTCTTGCTGTCATCCGTCTTACGGGTCTTGCCCTCGAACTGCTCGGCAGTGAGAATCTCACCCACATTGAAGGCAGACGCAAGCTCCGCCTTGGAAGCATAGATTCTGCGGCCGTTCATATCACGGGCCAGAAGCATCACATTGAGCATATGCGGGGTAATGTACATATCCGGAGTACCGGTACCCTTGTAATGTTCCCTCGCATACAGAACCGCATTGATCATAGCTTCAGCGTAAATATAATTTTCACCGAAGTTTACCCCGGTGTTGGTACCCTGAAGTTCCTTCTTTGCAGCTTCAACATCCAAATCGGCGTGAATAGTGTAGAGGTCGTCGTCCGTCCAGATGGGTCTGATCTTATCCGGATCGATCTTGCCCTCGTCGCCGTCTTCACGGCCGTCACCCAGCATCATCGCAATGGCCAGCTCTTCGTTAAGCATCAGGCGGTCGATGTCATACAGGTACTTCACGTAATCGAAGTCGGTGATGTCAACGATGTCATCGCGATGCAGAGCATTCTTCACATAAACAGTCTGCGGATCGGTGGTTCTGCGCACCAGCTTGAAATTACCGGCCTGCTGCTTCTCTTTTCCTTTCTTGTAGCCTCTGGCGCGAAGAGCGTCAATGCCACGAATGTCTGTCTGGCTGGTTCTGATTCTGGAAATCGGGCTCTTATGTACCTTTCTCATTACATTGGTAATCCAGCCCTGGTCGTTGGTAATGAGTTCAGGTGCGCCCGGACGTACTTCCTGGTATTCCGGGAACAGGCTCGTCACGTTTCCGTCGCCAGTCTGAACAAAGCCGCCGCTGACCGCATCATGCTGAAGGCCATTCTGCTCCGCATAAAGCTGAAGAGCCGTCTGGAAAGTACCAACCTGACTGGTCTTCGCCATCTTAATGATGTCTTCCTGCGCGGAATGGGTCAGAAAGCCACCGGTCTCGTTTTTCTTATCGTTGTCAAACACGTTATGCTTCATCTCGGTATTTCCTCCTTTAGAATCGTCATCATTTTTATCTTCGGGCTCATCGGTTTCCCCGATAGCCTGTCCGATCATTGCATAAACCACATTTTTCTGCTTTTCATTGAGGGTATTAAATACCTGCTCAATTGTCTCGTCATCTTCCTCAGGCTTTTCTTCAGAAGTCTTATCTTCCTTAGATTCGGATTTCTCCTCCGTCTTCTTTTCCTCGGATTTGTCGTCCTCTTCGGCGGAATGATAAATCATAATGTTCTCGTCATATCCGATAATGGTACGATCTTCTGAAGTCTCGCCGTGAGCCATGACGGAATCAATGAAAGCTCCAGGATTGGCTCCGGCCAGAACAAGGCTCAGTTCGTAGATAACGCCATGCACCACATTCGCTCCGGCCTGTTTAAGCTGACCGGCACAAATAGAAAGCGAACGAACGTCTCCATGCTGAACCAGCTTCTTCGCTGCCTGTCCAGATTCGCTGTCATTGAAACTACAGTAGGCATAAACGCCCTCATCACGATTTTCCAGCACTCCATGACCAAGCACACAATTGGGATCAGAATGATTATGTCCCCAAATCAGGGGAACCGTTTGTCCATTCTGGCTCTTAAATGCATCCCTTTTGATGGTTCGACCATCAGTGCAAAGAAGATCGTTTCTAGTGGCCCAACCACTAAAATCGTATTTCTCCATTTTGAAAATCACTCCTTTTTGTCAGTATTGCGCGAAAGCTGCATTGCTACTTCCTCCGTTTCCGCTTCTTCACCGCTTTGTATTCGGAAGCTATCTTGTCAAACTCTTGCTGATAGAGCTCCTCATAAGTGGCATCAAGGTTCTCTTTTGCCGCTTTATAAGCTTCCCTGGCGGCGGTGACAGCAGCCTTTAACTCTGTACTGACTTTTTCTCTTTCTGATTTAGCATTCGCAGAATTATCAGCCCTCTCTTCTTTAGCGTCTTCGGTAATTCGCTTCTTTTTACGACTTGCGGAAGTCCTCACCTCTTCCTTTTCAACTTTCGCCTGCTCACTCACCTTAGCTTTATCCTCGCTGGCATCATCACGAAGCTTTGCGATTTTCTCGTTGCGCTCCGCCACTCGCTTTGCCCTTTCCTCTTTGGATAATCCGGAAGGAATTTCTATCGCCATCAAGCGTTCAATCTCAGTATTCTTCTTTTCGTCAATACGCTCTTTCTGGTCTTCTACTTCTTCTCCAATATCCTCCAAATCAGATTTTTTACGGGAGTCAACCCTACTCCTTCTCGACGAAGATTCCTCGGTAAGCTGAGTATTCAGTTCCTTTAATTTAGCCGAGATCTGCTCTCGGGTCGCCTTGGCCTTTGCTCTCAGCTCAGCAATTTTTTGTTTCCGTTTTTCCTGTTCTTCTTTTACCTTTTCCTTCTTCTCACCAGAAATCTCATTTTTTGTATAAGCCCAGACTTTCTTTCCCTCATCGTTAAGCTTCATTGTGGAACGACGCCCTTTGAGTTCTCTGGTTCTCATATAATATTCATGAGCTTTCACCGGGTCGTAATAAGGAGATGCATAGTGTTGAAGAGGCTCGTTAATATCCATTAGGACTCCTCCTCATCATCCGAAACATAGCTTCCTATAATTTCATCAATCTCCTTTTCAAGACCGTCAAGCAGCTCGTTTACGATACTGTCATAATCGGCTCCGGCATCACTTTCATTGGATTCGACATCAGAACTACCGTTTGAAGGATCAGATTTGGCCTCACTGATATTGCTGTTCTTCAGCGCATCAGCTTTTGGATCATCAGACGGTTTCATACCAATAATCTGGCGAATTTCGTTTGATGTCATAATCTCATTTCTTGTGAATTTGTCAGCAATTTCTGACAGATCAGCTACTGGTACAAGTTTGAAGGGGTCACGGAAGAACAGAATCGATTGCTTTTGAGACCTGGCTGTTTTAGTAAGGAACTTACGTTTCATTTCGTCAACGATTGCTGAAATGATCGGCTCAATAGTACGGTTGTAGTAATTCAGCATGGTCTTCTCGTCTGCGGAACCATCCAATATACTCTGAGTGATACCTAACTGGCTGTATAGCATACTCGTTAGATATTCAATCTGCTTCATCAGATTATTTTCCACAGAACGATTCAACTGTGTGATTCGCTCCGTACCATCGGTATACGCAATACCATATTTAGAACCGGCCAACTGACGCTCAATCTCGACACGCCTCTTCTCAGCCTGTTGACGCCTTGCTTCTGTTTTTATCACATAGGGAAGCTGGATAATTAAATCGAGTTTTCCTGAACTGCTCTGCTCATCAACAACGTCCAATAAATTCAGTTTTCTTATCAAACGCTGCATCGTTGAGTTTGGCTCATTCATCACCGCATAAAGCGGATTTTCAATAATGGCGACCGTATCTTTTGGAACTACAATGTCTTCCTTTAATCCAGTCCGCTCATTATAAACTCTTACTTTGATATGATTCGGAAACCATTCCAGAATCTTCCCGGTTCGCATTGACTCGATTTTATAGGAGCCTGTAGTGTCAGGGTCATCATCCGTATCCACCGGGATAATCGCCACACATCCCTCATCGAGCATTGACAAAACCACATCCTGAAGGAAAGCCCGCCCAGTCTGGTCAATGTTGGCTGATAAATTCAGACAATCATTTAGCCCCGAAGAAATTTTTTCAAGAAATCTTTCGGAGTCGTCCAGACGGACATGTTGAATGTTAATTGAAGCGCAATCCAATGCGATTCGATTATATACAGAGGTAACGATAGATCTTTCATTTCCTCTTGTGAGTCTTGGACGGTCGGGCCTGTACGAATATCCAACCCCTATGTCCCGATAGAAACCTGTTGGGTCTCTATTTAAAAAAGCGTTCCAGGCATGTTTAATCCTGGAACCGATTGAAACTTCCATTTTTGAAATCGTCACCTCCTATTCGAAAGCGTCTCGGTTGAGCTTGAAAGCGACAAACGCATCCATCATAGCTGCCACGGCATCAATCTTTGCGTCATAACGCTTTTTCAGCAATTTACGGTTTCCATTCGTATCTTCCATAACGATGCAGTTCCCCATCGCAAAGGTCATAAGTTCTTCATCAAACAAAAGCATCCGCTCCTCAGAAAGTTTCTTTAACTCTCCTAAAGGAACGGATTCCGTCTTAGCACCCTGTATTACCTTTTCGATTCCAAACGGACCATTTTCAGAAGACCATCTCTCAATGAACTCCTTTGCGTTGTATGGGTCATACCCCAAGCAACGAACGTCATAGCCAAATTCTGTGATATGGTTATCCAAATCTTCATAGACTTCCATCATATCCAAAACGGTTCCCTCTAGGACAATCAGGCTTCCTTCATCCATGAATTGGTCGTATTTGATTCTCATTGCTGCCGGAAGTTTCATCAGAGTCGATGAAGAAATGTAGTTCCTGGTTTTAACTCCAAAGGAACCATTCGATAACGGGAAAAGGAACGTAAAAGCACAGAAATCATCCCCCTGCGACAAATCAATTCCCAAAGAGCAGGGCATCTGCCAATAGCTTCTCTTCTTATGAGGAAGAGTTTCTTCATATGTGAAGTAATAGGTGTAGCCCTCCATCGGCAATCCAAATCTCTTAGCCAAGATATCGTTTCTGGCCGCCGGAGACTTCTCCGCTCTTTCCACATCGAGTTGATAGGTCTCATAGCTTACCGTTTTACCAATATTGGGATTTGCCTTCAGCCACATATCTGGATTGCCCACTTCATCGATAGAATCGAGTTTGTACCACCAGATGGAAACATGAGGATTGATATATTCTCCTTTGAGAATGTCCATCAACTCCATTTTGATTGTGTCGCCTGCTCCATTTCTCACTGTTCCCTCAGAACTCGTGGCGACAATGATGTAATCATCCAATTTAGACGCACCCTGCTCCAAAGCGCCAACCACATCTTCTCTAGTATCACCGGACAGCCACTCATCCACTGTAGAAATCTTAGGTCGTAATCCCTGAAGCTTTGCGATGGACATTGGCCGCACTTCCAAAAGCGAACCTGTGAGAAAATTCTCAATACCCTTTTTGGTGGAGGCCAATTTCATTCTCTTTGCTTTAGAACCAGTCGTATTCTGCAAAGAGCCCTCTGTCAGAAACCGGAACAATGGACCTCTCGACCTTGTAATCGCAGTGCGAAAAGGTGACATCACCTCATCAGCCTGTTTCATGGTAGGGGCTGTCGTGACTTGATGAGTCGTGGATGTGTCGATATTCAATCCATAGGAATGAACACAGGTGTCATACAAAGATTTAGCAGCTCCTCGCCCAACGATAAGATATTGTTTCTTCGTCAGACGCTGCTTGATTCTTTTATTCACATATCGGCCACCATGTCCGTCAGAACTTGGCTCCCACACACTTCGTTCGACGAAGTAGTACCATCCATAAAGCTGCTCGCCCCACAATTTAAACGAGTCCAGCAAATTCAAATCAGAACCGTCCGTCAATGTTAGTTCTGATTCGCAATAGGCAATCCATCCTTCGACGGCCTGGTCATCATAGTAAATACCAGGATTGGCTATTAGGTCGTCAATTCGGTTCATCTCCATAGAGATTTCTTTACAAACCGGTATCTCTCCCCTGATTACGGCATCCCGAAACATGCCGTAGTATTTGGGAACGGCAGTGTTTGATAATGCCATAATTGAATCACCTACTTGCTTGTTGCTTTCTTGATGACCGCGTCAATTCCCTTCGTCATGTACTTCGATGCATAATTGGTGGCGGTCTGCTTTGCGGCATTGGTCAGCACATCCTGTACAAACTTTCTACCGACAGAAATTTCTGAACTGGTAAGCTGTTTATACTGCTTTTCCATTTGAAGACGGTTGATCTTTGAGCGGAGTTCCGAATCAGACATCTTCTTCACCTCATCATCGGAACTCGTCTTCTTTCCACTTGCTCTTGCAAGTTGTTCGGGAGTTCTTCGGACGCCCCATTTCATCCCAAGAATCCCGTGATGCTGTAGTAATGCTTCATTACTCATTTTGAATCTCCCTCCTTTGCGATATATGATGTCACTCCGTTTGCTGCGTTCCCAGTCTCGTAATACGGAACTTCTGTTACCACAATATTTCGATCCAGAACTTTGTTCTCAGTATCCAGCATTTGAGATTGGAATGCTTTCGGCGTTACCCTATACTCGCCATCGTAGGACTCGTGTTCTTCGGACTTTTCTTCGTCAGTTTCCGCTGCAACATTCAGTCTCCACTCCGCCTCAGCAATCATCTTTTCCATAGACGCCATTACAGCGGAACTCAAAGGCGGATCGAACAGGAGCTTTACCTTCATCTGCATATACGACTTTACCAATTGCAACTTTGTCTCGTCAGAAATGAATTCTTTCCATGTAGCACTTTTATCCTGAACAGAGAATCCAGATGGTGGACCAACACCAAGTTGCGTCAAGATCATAAATACTGAATTGATATGTATGATAAGATCTGAATCAAAGTGCTCATACTCTTCTGTAATACCCAGCATCTTTTTAATTGATGTCAGTATGCTTTCCATAATCGCTATAACCTCCTCTCCATCAATGTTTCCAGGGACATGTATCGTTTCTGCTTCGAACAATAGGTTCTGTGACAAGAAGACTTTCATCTCCATAGTGAATGGCATTATGTGTTGTAAGAATTGTTGAGATGAGAAATTCTGGATTTAAAAGAAAATCGCTTCTCTTTAAAATATCCTCCACGGAAATCGGATTCATATGGTGAATCAATATCTTCCCACATATCTCACGACCTTCTATTCCGAGGTCACATCCGTTATCTCTCACAATCACAAAATCACGAACTGACTTCCACTCCATAGACCGATAGAAAATCTGATTCAGATATCGGTCAAACCCAAACGTGTCTGCCCCGATGACTCCGCCCAAACGAAGATACTCGTATCGTTCTTTAAAAGTCTTCAATTTCGATAATTCCGAATATGTCCTAATCATCATCGTTACCCTGTCCACTGTATATACGAAACGCATTGATGGCGTCCTTATAGAGATCTTTAATCTCATCTGTGGAGTCAATAGCTCTTACTTTTGCCCGCAACAGATTGTTCTCTTCCTCCAGTCTCTCCCTCTCAAGCTTCTCTCTGGAAGAGCCCAGTTTTAAATAGTGAGTAATGACCTGAGAAGAAGCAGTCCCTTCCAGCAATTGTCTTTCAGCCAGGTCAACAGCCAGAGAAATCATCTGAAGTTCCCTTGCTTCCGGAGTCAAAGCAGGACGAATCTTTTTGGAAGAACCTGTCGATTCAGAACTCTTTACTTTTCTAGCCATTTACTGCCTCCTTCCCGTCTGTTCTTCAATAGTTTCATAAAAGTTTTCCGGCAGTATTTAAAAGAACCCACAAGGCTGACTGTAACTTTTTTACCGAAAGGAGAAAAAAGAGTAAAAAGAACCACAGCTTATTACTTAGCCAACCTTATGAGCTCTGTTAAATACTGCCGGGAGGTAAAAACATTCTCCGAAAAATACCCCCGGGGAATTTTTAAAGACCGCCGCGATGACGGAGGGGGTGCGATTTTTGCTACCCCCCCTATACCATCTGATACCTAGACAGTCACCGCATCTCGCGTAACTTTTTTGTAAATGTTTCGGAAATCGTATCTTACGATCTCATCAATTGCTCGTTCAACTTCCAAGTCATTCTCTTCATCGGAGAGTTGGTCCGAGGTTCTGGCAATTCTACCAAGATACGAACATGAATGATAACCTTTTTCCTCATCAAACAGCAACCATGAAGTGAACTGTTCAAATGGATCGAAAGGATTGTCAATGGTTGTAAGCATACACTTCTTCGCCATTTACTTTGTTCACTCCTTTCCATTCAGATACTTCGACACAGTAGAACTGGAAACACCCAAAGCTGCTGCTATCTCAGCAGTGCTATAGCCAGAAGCATTCAGCGCCGCAATACGATTCACTTTTGCGGAGCTAAGGGTTGTTGTTGCACGAGGGGTAGCTCTCTGTCTGACTGTATCTATGTTTGTATTGTTGAGAATCTGGGTAAGCTTGTTCTCGCTGATGGCGCCAGCCTGAATCGCTTCCCATTCACGATCTGTAATCTCGACAGGGGTTCTCTTGGCACCAACAGCAGTACGGGCCGCAGTAAGGGCCTGTTGATTAGCCTTCTTGATTTCGGCCTTTGTCATATCGGGATTGTCTTTCTTCTTGGCGGCCACAATAGAATTCGCCATGGTCTGTGCCTGACGCTCGCGGGGGGCGTTCTTTAAAGCCACATTAAGCTTGGCCATAAGAGAATCAACCTCTGCCTGGTAGGTCTGTTTGGCGGAAGCAGAGTAGGCTATCTTTCCAGTATTAACCATCTCCCTACGGGCCTGATTAGCCAGGGATTTCATGGTGTTTGCATAGTCCGCATATGCTTCCTCCTGAGGGGTTCCTGAAGATAAAGTACGGGCGTCTCTGGTTTCTGCCATCTTGGTGCTTTTTTGAGTTCGTACCTGGATCTTTCCGTTCTTATCTACATACTCCTCCCTGACACTCTTCCAGCTTTGTTCCCCAGTTTCCTTGTCAATGATCGGGCTTCCTTTCCTCTTCAGAACAGAAGTCTCAGACTTGGCCCGAGAAATCAGAGTAGAAGCTCCACCATAACCATCATCGTCCTCGTGAGCCTGGTACTTCTTCTTCAAAGCAGTGATGCCATTGTCCTGTTCGCTCTTCTTGTAGTCCAGCTTATGCTTCTCTGCATCAATGACGACCATACTATGACGTACAGCTCTTGCAAGTTCGTCCTGAGTAGCGCCTTTCAGCGTCATATCAGTAATCAAGTTTGAAATCTTACCCATTTCTGTCTGGGTATTCTTCATAATCTTAATCTTCTGACCGCTGCTGTTATAGTAATCGTCACCTTTTTTAACAGTTCCATAAGACATCTTAGGATCAAATCCTTCCAGTCCCTTTAATTGTGGAGTAGAAGTAATCTTCACCCTGCTATTAGAAGAATTACACGGAATCACCATGACAGTATCGCCGTCGAAATCAGCTCCAGAAAGACGGTCAGCCACCTTTTTATTGATGCCAATAGCATCTGCCGGTGTATTTCCAAGAACTCTTCTTCCTTCTGGCTGCTTATTATTAACAGTTAGAATGGGAATCTCGAAAGTTCCACCATGCGGATACCGCACAAGAGCTACTGTTTCTCCATTCTTGTAGTTCGGAGCATAGACCTCATTGTCTTTGATAGACGTTAATGGCAGAATGACTTGATACTTCTGTCTGGGAAGAGCGGCTGCCTGTAAATGAACAGCGGCTGCATCGCAGTCATCAGCAAAAGATTTCAAAAGAACCTTTTTCACTGTTGGATTTGTAAGAGAACAAATCTCATCAAATTCAGACTGCTTATCTGCTGCTGCCAAATTCAACTGCTTCTTTATCAAAGTTCTGCTCTGCTTTGACAGAAATTGGGATGGAAGCTTATCGGCCCATTCTCCCCAATCCCCTTCTTCTGCACGTTTGTTAATAAGAGAAAGCTGTTTCTTACCATTTTTATCATAGTAATAACTCTGTCCCCCTCTTTCAGTCGTTGGATTATCCGGGTCGTTGATTCCTTCTTTGATTAAAGAACCAAACGGATTATCAGGATCGTCTTTGATTGGCTTCAGAACGTCCATCTTTGGAGTTCCTTTTTTCTTATTGGTGTTGAACATAACATCCACGCCATCAGGAAGGTCATCTGAGTAAACGGCCATTCCTTTAATGTAGTGCGTTCCATCAACCAGGATTCGAACCTGAGCATAGTGAGATTCACCAAGAGACAAGTCTTCAACGCCTCTTCGAATTTCAACAACACCATCCTTTAATTCCCCGCCATCTTCTGCGTAACGAATTTGAAGCCTTTTTGAGTCCATGCTTTTGGGATAGACAAATTTGGGATCAAAGGATTCTCCATCGTCATGGGAGACATAGTCTTTCAGAGAATTGATATTCTCAAAATCATAAATCTCCTTATGCTCTGTTCCAGGAGGACAAATTACTCGAAGCGTGGTTTTCTTTCCAGGATTCGTTATCTGATCTACTCGACCACCATAGACAGGATAGCCTTCCATCTCCAGCATGTAGAGCGCTTCGTTCAGTTTCTCCTTAGAAATTCCAAGCTCACGTTCCACGCCGGCGCCGACATCAATCATTCCTTTTTCATCAATCTGCTTTTTGATAAATTCAGCAGTTGTCTTAGCCTGGTTCATACGGACCTCAGAATTTTCATTCAAAAGAGAACGGACAGAAGAGTCATTTGCAAACCCCATCTCTTTTGCAATCTCATTTAAGCTCAATCCATCCTCTCGAAGAGATTTTGCCCTTGCCACATCCAGAGCACGCCGTTCATCTTTTGCTAAAGATTTCTGCGTACGGTATTGCGTGGTGGTTAAACCCATAGCTTTTGCAATTTCGGTATCGCTCATACCCTGACTTTTTAGTTCATCCACTCGACTCAGAAAATCTCCACTATGCTGATAAGGATTTTCACCAGATCCCCACGGATAACGACCAGAACGACGGGGCATTCCATAGTGCATCAAAATTTCTTCTGCAATCGGATTCATAATTTAGCCCTCCTGTTCTTTGATTTTGTTAATTACTTTGTCGAATGTGATAATCTTGTCCATGATAGGAACGATAGTTTCAGCCGTTGGATTCTCATAAAGAATCTGGTTGTTCTGATAGATCCGAAGTTCCATCTCAATGTCAGCCGGCTTGATTTTGTATTCCAAACAAAAAAGAGCAGCGTATATTTCAAGCTGCTCCATGTGCGCCGGAATGACGCCGGTTTTTAAATCGTGAATACGAAGCATACGATTTCGAAATGCAATTGCATCTGTTGTTCCAAAGCAATTCTCCGAATAGAAAAGTGGCTGTTCAGGAATCATTTTGAAACCAATCGCGTCATTCACATACATATTCAATGTTTTCTGAGACTTCGGAAGTTTCTGTCCAAGCGTAATACATCTTGCTGCGAAATCGTGAAGCTCTGTGCCTTTTTGAGTCGCAAGGAATTTTGAGTACGATTCTGCAACTTTGGATTCGTCATAGTTAATCCAGTGATATTTGCTTGCGCCAAGAAAGGCGTGTTGCCCTTCAAGAGCCGAATGCTTGTTGAAGATCATGTAACACTTCCTCCTTATTTTCGGGACAAATAAATCTTGAGAATGACATCTCATTCATTCGTCCAACATAATATTCTTGATTTGGTTGTTTCTTGGCGCGAACACTTTTCTTACATTCTAAAGTGGCCCACTTATCGTTATAGAGAATCAGCAAATCGGGAATTCCCTGAATGTGACTGGAATCCAGTTTTGTTACGATGCAGCCTTTGAACATTCTTTTCAGTTCCTGAATCAGTTTGTTCTGAAATTCGCTTTCCAGCATAAGTGAGCCTCCTTTCTCCAAAATAAAAGAGAGAATGGCCATTTTAACCCTCTCTCTTCATAACAGTCGATGTATTTTTCGCGCGCAAAAAAGAACTAAATGTAGGCATAAAAAAAGGCAGAGACTCGTTTAAGAGTCTCTGCCTCAAAATGCCATTTTCTTTAACTATTGTTTCTGAGATACCGTATCAATATCCAAATCAACCATAAGCCGCCTGTACACAAAGTAAGAATTACATCCAGTATCAAACCGGCTGTACTCCTTTTCTTTTTTCCGCCTTTACTCATCCGACACTTCCTCCTCTATAGATTCTACTTTATTACTACGTTTAAATATTTTTACTGCTCCTTGTTTTGTCTTCTGAACGGCTACAGAAAATTTTTCCTTAGTTCGTTCTCTCGCCTCTTCCTTGGCTCTCTGCGTTTCGTCAAATAGCCTTTGGCTTTCTACAATAACCTCTTCGGGTATGTACCTTAAACAAACAGTCGCACCGATTTTTACGAGTGTACCTTGTTTCGGATTGGACCCTATCACCTGTGAATCAAAACAATCCCTATAGCGTGGATTTGCTTCTTTTATGGTTAATTTGCTTGTAGAACTCTTTAGTCCACAATCTTCCAATATCCTAACAGCCTGCTCCAAATCGATAGGAAAACCTTTATGATACAGTTCCGGTATTTTTATCTTTTCTTCCGCTTTATCAGAAGATTTACTCTTTGCATTATTGATGGCGTTGGCTACCAAAGGCGTTGCCGCAGTTGCTAAACCGGCCAGCGCACTTATCACACCAATGACATCTGTCGAGCTTTTATTATTTTTGTTGGTAGTGTTCGTTCCCATTGTATATTCCTTTCGATCGAGTAATATATGGGCAATAAAAAAAGGTGCGGCCCCAACAAGAGACGCACCTGAAAAAGTGCTCTCCCATTGTTGCCACACAATCTCGACCTAATTACGGGTATGAGTAAAGAGAGAATACACTTTTTACCAAAGCGATTCCCATAATTAAGTCGGATATAAAATTGTATGGCATTTACAGTATAGCACAGATCAATAGTAAAGAAAAGGAATTTTCATTAACTCTTGACTTTTTCTTTAAGCTGTGATATAAGCCTGTTTTCTCAGGTCATCGTAGATCATCTTCATTCCGTCCTCGAAGTACACTACTATACTCATATACCCGAACGGACGAAAATATACGGATGACCGCGACAACCTTGGATAAATCGACTTGAAATTTTCATACAAGCTCTCCCAACTAATCTTGCTCATGATTTCCTCCATTTTTACTCGTGGCCAAAAACCCACTTTTTTTTCGCTATTACTATATACTTTTAAACTTTCTATCATAATAGTTGAAGAAAAAAAGTGGGAAAGTGGGCTTTGAGCCCGCAAACCCGCATAAATACTGGGTTTTTGCTGACCAAATCGGGGTTTTAAAAGTGGGCAGAAAGTGGGCAAATGGCCACAAATTTGACCAAAATCGTCCGAATCCTTCCTCAAAGCTCTCCCCATTTTCCAAAAAGCCCACATAAAAGTGACCAAAGCCCATTTTTCAAAACCTAAAAGTGGGCGTGATTTTCACCCACTTTCAAGCTTTGTACAGATGATTTTCAATAATTTCTTCTCTGATAAGGTAAGTGTTTCCGGGCAATCGGCCGGTAAGAATACTGCTTAACGAAGGATTCTCTTCGAGATTTCCGCAAAGACATCCCATATTGAGCCGGAGAACCTAGACTCTTTTTCTTCTCTTTCTCAGGTGTCGAAACTCCAAACGCCTTGTTCAGAGCATCCGCCATCTCTTTTATAGATGCTGTAAACTTTTCCCAAACTTCTACAAGTGTATCAATCGCTCGCTGTAAATCAGTCATATCCATAAGCTACCTCCAAATTCGCCCGGTTCGTTTGTCCTTGATGACGATCCGCTCTTCAACGTGGAAGTCGGACAGTTCACAAAGAGTAAAAATCGTATCCAGCAGCTTATGGAACCGTTCTTCTTCCCGCTCAATGTTTCTCAGTGCTTCACAGGCAGTCGGATCGGAATACCCTTCTGCATTTTTACGATAATCATTTTTAACGCCCATCTCGTCCTCCCCACCGGAATGAATCGTCCATATAAGTTGCAGAAGAGCTGGTCGCCTTTAACACAATCAGTCCGATCAGACCCACGAGCCCAACAATACACGCAATAACTCCCATTACACATTTCATGTTGCTTCACCCTCACTTTCAACTAATTTCACACCACCATATTCCCACAAATCCTCTTTCAGCTTATCCATGTCCAGCTCACCATTTTGCCAGCGTTCGTAATATTCCAGAACCAGCTCGGTAAACTTTGGAATGCGCTTTGCGTAGGATTTCGTCCAATAATGGTCCATCAGCACTTCCAGCGGCAGAGTCAGGAGCAGAACCATTGCGGTATTTACGGCATCATCCATGGCTTCCTGCTTGATTCGTTCCAGCTCTTTCCCCACCTGTTCACGGACGGCCGCATCGAGCTGCGCTTTCGTGAGATTGTATGTAGCGGTCTTTGCTTTCTGCTCTAATTTTTGAGCACGTCTCCTCTCGGCTCGTCCCATCATCCTCATCCCCTTCATAAATCCAGTTCGTTTTCGCAAAGAACAGCGGTACTCCCATAATCAGGGAAAATAAAAAGAACGTTGCATCCCATTCAATCGGGACTGACAACGCTCCAATCAAGACAATCAGGATAGCATAGATTTTATTTTTTATCAGTTTTCGGCTCCACATAGTTACTCTCCCTTACTCTGGTCTTTGGCAAGAATTTTTGCCTCTTCCAATTTTGTGTATCCTTTGGCTGAGGCACAATGTTCGATGCATTTGCAGATTCTGGAAATCAGAGCATACAAACAAATATATGCCAGCAAAATACAAATCAAGGTTTGAATAAAAATCATATGTTTATCTCCTTTCCATCAGCATAAAATTTAACTTTTTCTCCAATAATAATCTCCGAATACGGCAGTGTCTCAATCCATTTGCAGAATTCCACCCACTCGTCGAGCTTGTGGCTCTTTCGCATAGGATAAATACCGGCCAGTACTTCATAGTTCAGCATGATCGTCCGTTTCTGGTTATAGGAAGAGGGTAGAAGCTGGATCATCTGCCACCAGTATTTCTTGTCTTTGGTTTCGATGTATTTTTCTCTATAAATATTCAGAGCGTTAATTACGGTATAAAGAATGTCAAGAGGTGTACTTCGACATTCGTCTCCTGCCGCAATATCCCAGATTTCGCCAAAAGAATCAATCAAATGTTCACAACTGAAATCCTCCGGTGCAAACTCCTTTTCTGCGATCTTATGCATGGTGGAACAAGAATTTGCAACAGTACCAACTTTGTAAGTATCGAACTCCTTCCACCAATAAAGCGGAGCAGTAATATCTGCATAGACTGCAATCATCCTCCGATACTTTGCGTGAGTTGGCCCGCCGGCTGCAAGTCGCATCATCAAATCGTGATCTGTCTTACCAAGCTGCCAGGAATGATCGTATGTATGCTCACAGGAATCGTAATTGGCACAGTTCTCACACCCAATGCCACTCTCCCCACCTTTGCAGATTCCGCTATCGGCTCTCTCCCAACTGTTCATAGGATTCCGCATTCCACGAATAGCGTGTCCCCAACCCATAACTTCTACGTTTTCAATTTTAATCATTATTGCATTCTCCTCTCGAAATAGTCCAATTCTTCTTTGAATAATCTGAAGAACTCGTAATAATCATCAATGGTTCTATCTTTCTGCGAGCAAGTGTTTGTCCTTCCGAGATGTTTATACCAGTTTACCATCATGCCGCTTTCCAAATGGATAATATAATACTCGTCTGAGTTGGAAAACCAAGCAAACTCATCACAAACGACGATTCCATAGCAGAACGCATCCATAAGTCTATCGTAGCCGATGGTTTCTTTTACAATCTCGCATAGCTTATCTCTATCGATATGATACTGCGGTAAAGGACTTAAACAATTTTCATTCATAATTTTTCTCCTTTTCTAACATTCGAAAAATTCTATGAAGGTTCTTTTTTCTGGTTCGTTTCTTTTTGGCATGTAAAACCAAGTGACGTACTCGATTGTCTGGACAAAGTTTTAACGACAAATCAAATATTCCAGAAAGGATTAAGAATGCTTCTTCGCTTATTTTTGTTACCATTTCAAACGATGCAGATGTTCCCATTTCTGTTAATTTGGGCAGATCACAAGAAACTGGAACATTTGCCAATGTCTCTATATGAATATCACTCGTTTCACAGAGTTTTTGAATTTCATTGCCAACATGGATATACACCACTCCAGGCACTATGGAATCGTTCATTATTTTTCTCCTTTTTAACTCCCAAATTTCAAGCCTAACCCCGAATATAATTGGGAATAGAGCTGTTTTTCTATTTCGTCTTTATAAACCTGAGTTGGCGTACCATTTATCATGATTGTCACGGTTTCTCGTAATAAAGGTGCTGCTAAGTTTTCAGAACTTGGATCTGCCGCATTTGCTAAAACTTGCGGTTCAGTCATATATGCTAATGCTTCCATTCGCTTGTTTTTACACTTCTCGACAAACGGGCAATTTTTACATTCTTCTGAAAGTTTTGATAATCCCATTATTGGCAATTTCTCCTTTCTCGCTCCAGCTTCACGTCGATAGCTTTCTGCAAATCTTCAGGCTTAATATCAAAAATGGACTCCAGGAAGTTCAGACAAATATAAGCATCTGCCATCTCTTCCAAGAGTCCAATTCTGTC